TCATCTCGCGGATCAACGACCCGACAGACTTCGATGCGCTCGACTTCGCCAACAGCGACGCGGTGCCGAACAATCTGCGCACCGTGGTCGGGCATCGCGGCGACCTGTGGCTCATGGGCAACGCCGGGGTCGAGGTCTGGTATGACAGTGGCGACCTGGACTTCCCCTATCGGCGGCGGCCGGGCGGCGTTATCCCGCATGGCGTAGCAACCGCGCCATCGGTTGCGACCGGCGATGGCTCGGTGTTCTGGGTCGGTGCCGATGACATCATCTATCGGTCTGACGGCTATCACGCCAAGCGGATCAGCACGCACGCCATCGAGGTGGCGGTCACTCGCGCAACGGGGGCAAGGCCAGGCGCGTTCAACCTCGTCACCGCCTTCACCTACATTCGCGACGGGCATACGTTCTACTGCCTCAACCTGCCCGACACATCGCTGATTTACGATTGTGCCACCGACAAATGGCACGAGCGGGCCAGCGCGGCAGACGGCAGCGGGCACTGGCGGCCCCGCGGCATCGTCCACGTTCTCGATGAGGTGTTCTTTACCGACAGCCAGAGCAACCAGATTGCGCAGTTGTATCCCGATGCCCCGACTGAGTTCAGCGCATTGCTGCTGCGCCAGGTGATCCTGCCGCCGCTCTGGGCGGGCACCAACCGCGCGTTCTGCCATCGGCTTGAGATCGAGATGGAGACCGGCGGCGCCGCCACCATGCAGGCCGGCGACGTGCTACTGGACTGGTCAGACGACGGCGGCTGGACCTGGACTGGCGGCCCGCGAACAATGAGCGTCGGCACAGTAGGGCAGCGGCGCAAACGAGTGTTCACGACGCGGCTGGGCAGCTTTCGCCAGCGGGTGTTCCGGATCACCGCGACGGGGTGGGTGACGCTGTATGGGGTCGATGCGTACATCACCGGCGGCGCTTCCTGATGTCCACCACGACAAACCCGCTGGGACTCAAGAGCGAGCCACCGCTAAATGAGCAGCCACACGACGGGCGCGGCATGCCGACAGAGGCGTGGGCGGGTTGGTTCCTTGATGCCTCCGATCGGCTGAATAAGTTGCAGATCGGCGCGACAGACGGCAGCGACGCCAAGGCCGGCAACATCGGGGAGTATCTCACCGCTACGAGCGGCTCGGTGTCGCTGACGAACGCGGCGGTGACGAATATCGCATCGGTGGCCCTGACGGCCGGTGACTGGGATGTGTCGGGCAACGTGGCGTTTACGGCCGGCAGTGGCACGCACACGTTCTTTGGCGCTGGCATCGGCGGCCTCGATACGTTCAGCAGCGCCACATTTCCATCGGCGGCGCTCAACATGGGGATCGCCACGGCGACGCATCGCTACAACGTGACGGCGACCACGACGGTATGGGTGGTGGCGGAGGCGGGGTTCGGTGGTGGTACGATGACGGCCACAGGCACCGTCAGGGCGAGGCGGGCCAGGTAGGATGCTATTGTGCTCGCTTGTGTGCCCATCTGAATCTAAGGAGATTGGCTATCATCTCAGGATTGCGAGCCGCTACTGCCTTGCCTGCTTTGGACAGTCGTCGCCGTGTCTCCTCGCTGATTGGCGGCTTCGCTTTACCCGCTGCAGATATTCTTCGGCGAGTCTCTTCCGAGATATTCGCTCCTTGCTCTGCTTGATTTTCTTCTGCAGTGCATATACGCACGTTGCTTATCGAATAGGGGCCTGCGTCGCCAAACCTAGCCATGACGTATTGGCCCCTGCGGCGTCCACGCTGCTCCCATTTGCCACTTGTCTGCCAGACGGACCACCATTCCTCGAACGTCATCAGGAATATGACACCGCGCCGGCTCGCGTGTCCTCGCTGAGTGTAAAAGGCTTTCGCCTCTGGGTGGGATTTGCTCCATTTGCGCATATACAGATTATGCGCCAGCCGTTTGCTATCCTTGGTGGCAGCCATTGGTTCCTCTCGGTCGGGACCGTGGTTAGGGATGGCATCGGCGCAGCAACGCTGGTGCCATCCCGCTTATATCACACACGGAGTATCGGGTGAGGAATTTCCGTCTCATCCATGCCGGCCTAGATGTGTCACCGATCCTGGCTGAGCTAGAGGCGGTGCCCGAGTGGGGCCTGTACGCGGAGCGTAAGGAGCGCGAGGGAACGGCCCACGGCGACATGACCGACGTGTGGATTCGGTACTTCCCGCGAGAGACGCTGCGGGAGCCAGAGGACTACAATCGACCAGGTCAATGCGTGTTCTATCCTGTATGGGACCGACTTCCGTCGATGCACCGCGTCGTCTGGTCGCTGATGGCCTCGCAGAAGTCGGTAGAGCTTGGTGGGATACTCTGCACCCGGCTGCCTCCAGGGGGACGTATCGAGCGGCATAGCGACGCTGGCGCGTGGCATGCGGAGCGCTACAACTGCAAGTGCTATGTGGTGCTGGAAGCCAATGCGCGTTGCATCGTCGAATGCGATGGTGATGAAGAGGTCTTTCGTGTGGGGGAGATCTTCGAGTTGGACAATCTTCGTCCGCACTCGATGGAGAACGGTGGCACCACACAGCGGACGACATTGATCGTATGCTTACGGATAGAACGATGAAGCGCGCAGAGCATCAGCCGGTAGGCAGCCTCTGCTTGTATGCGGGCCTGTATGCAAAGACCTGGACCATCCAGGATCGTGGCACGCTGCTACCCCAGCATGCGCATCGATGGGATCACATCTCGTATGTCGTCAGTGGCGTTGTTCGTGTTTGGCAGGATGATGAGGAACTCGGCGACTTCATCGGACCGTGTGCTATCAAAATTCCGGCGCTCGCTCTGCACAAGTTTCTGACACTTAGCGATCACGTCATAATCCTATGTCTGCACAACGCCGACCACATCGAGGGCGACGAGCCTGCGGTTGCGCAGCGCGCCAGCCTGGAACTGGAGGACTGAGACATGCCTTGGGCAGTTGCGGGTGGGGCGATCTCTGCTGTCGGTGGTATCGCCGGCGGCCTCTTGCAAGGCAGCGCTGCATCGAAGGCGGCAGCACAGGCGCAGAAGCAATTTGAACAGCAGCGTGCCGACCTCGCGCCATATCGTACGGCTGGCCTCGCGCCACTTCAGGCACAAACCGATCTGCTTGGTTTGAACGGGCCAGACGCTGCCGCGGCGGCAATGGCCAACTATCAGACTAGCCCTGGCTATACGTGGCAAATGGAGCAGGGCTTGCGCGGGGTTGATGCCGGCGCCGCGGCGCGCGGAATGCTGAGATCTGGCGCCACCATCAAAGGCGAGGAGCAATTCGCGCAAGGCTTGGCCAATTCCGACTTCGGAACATACTACAACCGCCTGATGGGTCTTTCGACGCTCGGCGAGAACGCGGCGGCGGGGGGGGCCTCCACCGCCAACCAGGCAGGAGTGTCAGCTCAAGCTGCCGGCAATACGCAGGCCAGCATATATGGCAATACATTCGGCGGATTGGGAAGCTCGATAAATACGCTGTTACAGAATCCGAATGTGCAGAGCACGCTGAGCGGATGGTTCGGCGGCGGCGGTGGTGGTGGCAACGTCGATACCACATCAACCTTCGTCTGAATGAGATAAGCTATGTCCGGCTCAATCCCCTCCTCGTTCGGTGATCCTAACATCCTCTATAAGAACCTGTCGGGACAGACGACTCAGGACTTCCTGCATAACCAGAACGCGCTGATGCAGCAACAGCAGCAGATTAGCGACCACGACATCGCGGCGGTTGGCCAGTCTGCCGCACCGCTGCTGGGTATGTCCGAGGATGATGCCGCGAAGGCGTATCCGGGATGGCTCCAAGACATGCAATCGCGTGGCCTCGCCAAGTATGCGCCGGCGACCTATCCGGGCCATGCAGCGACAGCGGCGCTCGTGCAGCGCGCTATGCCGCTTATGGATCAATTCAAGATCGGGTGGATCACCGACCCGGCAACGCAGGGGGTGCTGCGGCAGGTCTTCGGCGGGGGCGCTGCGACGGGTGGTGGTGCAGGCGGTGCTCCAGGGGCTGGTGGGGCGGGTGGCGCTGGTGGCCCTGTTGCCGGCGCAAGGGGGCCTGGCAGCGCCACACGTAGCGAGGCCGAGGGCGGCCCCCCGGCTGCTGGATCGCCTGGCGCGGCTGTCGCACAGCAGGTCCACGATTTCTGGATAAAGCAAGGCTATAGCGAACCCGTGGTTGCCGGCATCATGGCTGGCGGTCCTGGCTCCGAGAGCGATTTCACGCCCACGGTCTTCGGCGACAACCGCACGTCATACGGCCTGTATCAGCACCACGGCGAACGCTTGGCCAACATGCAGAAGTACTTCGGCCTCTCCGGGGCCCAGATGCCGACCGCCGACCAGCAGAACCAGTATGCCGCCTGGGAGATTTCCCCGGCAGGACCATTGGCGAAAGTGGGCGAGCAACTGAAGACGGCGAAGACAGCGGAGGAGGCCGCGACCATCTGGACCCGCGATTTCGGTGTCCCTGCCGACAAGACGGAGATCGGCCGGCGGGCGCGCGGTGCTGGCCGGTATGTGGGCCTCTACGGCCAGCCGCAGGGGGTGCCAGGAGCCACTACAGCGGCCGGTGTGGTGACCGGCGACCCCAACAGGCCGGACCTCGCTCCACCGCTTCCAGGGGGCACCGCAGGCGCCTACAGTGGCGGTGGTTTCGGGACGGCGCTCCAGCCGCCGGCCGCAGCGAGAGCCACGCCAATCCCTGCCGGGAGGCCGACCGGGCCGCCGGTCGTCACAGACCAGCCGGCAGGCAGCAACGTCGTGGCGGGGCCGCCGGGTGTTGCGACCGTGGGCCAGCCGTTGCCACCGTCACCGGCAGTGCCGGGCAATGTCGCTGCCATCAACGCCGGCATCGTCCGCGCCGGGGGATCGCCAGCAACGGCTACGCAGGCCGCGTCGGTCGAACCCCCTCCACAACCGGGCTGGGGATCCACGGTCGGATCGTATGGCGGCCCACCGAACGCCCTCGCTCCGCCAGCGGCCACTGTTGCCGCACAGCAGCCACCGCCACCTGCCGCACCTCCGCCGCCTGCGGCGGCGCCACCGATCGCCACCGGCGTGAACTCGCCGCAGTTCCTGGCGGCGCAGGATAAGCTGCGACAGGCAGCAGCGATCGCGGCAATGCCGGGCTATGCCGTCAATCCGCGGCTACAGGCCGCCGCTGCTTATCTCAAGGAACAGGCGGCGGCGCTCGCCCAGGCCGACAGCGTGGTGCAGGGGCCAGGCGGCGTGCAGATCCACACGCTCACCGGCAAGCAGGACGATCCCGCCAAGCCGCTGCCGCATTGGGTCTGGAACCCTGACCAAGGCGCCTATGTTGATCTGACCGGCACGAACGCTCCGGTCACGCCGCCATCGCCGCGGATGACCCAGGTTCCCGGTCTTGGCACTTTGCAATCGAAGCCCGGTGGCGGCGCTGAGTTGCTTGCGCCAGATATACGGAAGCCTGCTCTCGACGCTCTGGCCGCAGACAGGCCGAAGATCGACGAGATCACGCAGAATGGACAGGCCGCGCAAAGCGCAATGCTGCGGCTTAACGAGATGGCGAACATCATTCCGCGGTTGGCAACTGGTCCGTCTGCCAGCTTGCGGACGGCCGGTGCGGCGTGGCTCGAGCAACTTGGCGCGTCACCGGACACGATCAAACGCTATACCGGTATGGAAAGCGGCTCTCTCGCTGAGGAACTTATCAAGCTGTCGATCGCCACTGCCGGGCAGGCCGCGAAGACAGATGTCGGATCGAACAACGGAATTCAAAGCCTTCAGCTTTATCAAAGCTCCAACCCCGGCATGGCGCTGCTGCCAGACGCAAACAAGCGCATGACCAACATGCTACGCGTGTCGCAGCAGATGTCGCAGGATTACACCAAAGGTGCGCTGGCGCACTTCAACCCGCAGCAGCAGGCCATCCTCAATCCCAACCCCCAAGACCTGATGACGGGAAAGATGTCTTACTCGCCGATCTCGAATTATAACGAGTCATGGCAGGCGCGGAACAACCCGCAGATCGGCGCGGCTACCATGGGCATCCTGAACGGCGATGCATTCGACAAGTGGGCGGCGCGGGTTAAGCCAGAGGAGGCAGCGGCAGCCGTAGCAATGGCAGCGCGCATTGCCGGCGTCGGTCATCCTTGCGCATCCAATGACACCGGCGGGGCGGTAATGGCAGAAGGTGACCCATGGGCAGTATTCGGTCGAGCGCCAGCCAGCGCGACAACGAGCCAGACATCGCCCACACCGCCAGCATCTGACGCGCCACAGACGGCGCCTGATAGTCCGTGGGCAGCATACGGCGGCGCGCCGAACCCTGATACCTCAGCGCAGAAGCCGCCACCTCCAGCCACCGTCGAGACGCCCGCCAGGGAGTTCGGGGTCGGCACACGGGATGTGCTTCAAGGGCTGACCGAAATACCCGGCATGGCACTCAACGCCCTTACGTGGCCGGGGCGCGCTCTGCTGCGCGCGGGCGGGGTGCCAGTCACAGCGCCATCCGATCTGATCCAGTCGGGGATTGACGCAACTGGATTGCCGACAGCAGAGACGCCTGGCGAGAAGCTACGTTCGGCTGTCATTCAGCCGGCGGCCAGCACTCTTACCACAGCCGGCGTTGGTGGCGTGGCGGCCGGCGCCGCAAGCCCTGTCGTAAGGGCTGTTGGTGGAGCATTGGCGGCACAGCCGGTAACCCAGGCTATCAGTGCCGGCGTTGGCGGCGGGGTAACTGAGGAGACCGGCAGTCCATGGTTGGGCGCAGCGGCGGGGCTTCTCACGCCGTTCGCGTTGGCTGCCCCTGGCAGGCTTATTTCGCCAGCGCTTCCCGTCACGGTTCCCCCCGAACGGGCGCCTATGGTGGCAACCGCCGCCCAGGAAGGCATACCGATTTCCCCCGCGCAGGCAACTGGCGGCAAGGTATGGAGCAATTTTGAGTCCACACTAGCTAATTTGCCCGGCTCGTCGGGCATGCAAGCCCGCGTGAACCGCGTGCAATCGGATGCCTACAATGCCGCGCTACTCCGGCGGGCGGACAGTTCGGCTACATCGGCAACACCGGATACATTGCTGCAAGGTCGGGCCGATCTCGGCGCGGTCTTTGATGACCTGTCAGCGCGCAACACTCTGCGCCGCGACGATACGATGCAATCAGAGATGGATGATCTCCGCGCCAAGGTCACACGTGACGTCCCGGAATCGCAGCGCGGCCCGGTTCTCAACCGGCTGGACGACATGAACGCAGCGCTCGGCGAAGACGGCAGCATGGCCGGCCAGACTTATCGTGAGATGTATACCAGCCTCGGTCAGAAGATCAGAAGCACGACCGACGGGGATGCGCGCAGTTATCTCGGTCAGATGCGCGATATTCTGCGCGGCGCGATGGATCGGAGCATTTCGCCGCAGGACCAGGCCGCATGGCAGGATGTGCGGCAGAAATACGCGAACCTCCAGACCATTGCGAAGGTGATGGACCGCCCATCGGCAGGCACGGCGGTCGGCGACATCTCGCCGGCAGGGCTCGCACAAGCCAGCCGAAACCCTAACGCCAAGTCGTTTGCGTTTGGCCAGGGTGATCTGGACGACCTGGCTAGGCTCGGGCAGGGCGTGCTGAAACAGACGGTGCCAGACAGCGGCACGACGCAGCGAACCGTCATGGCTAACCTACTCCAGGGGAAGTCGTTCATACCGGCTCTTGGAATGGCGGCTGTCACGCACAATCCGCTGTTTTTACTGGCGCCTGCCGCAGAGATAGGGGGGCCTTATGCGGCCGGCGCTCTCTATCACTCTGGCTATCTTACGAACCGACTGGCGAGTGGCATCACACCGCATCCGCTGGACCCTCGGCTGCTGGCCTCCGTGCAGGCGCAGCTCGCGGTGAACCGTCTGGCGAGGCCCAACGAGTAGGGTATCAGGCGCGCTGAAACATCAGCAGCAGCAGCAGGAACGGCACCAAGCCAATCGCGGCAGGTATTGCCGACAGACCCGAGATCAATAGCATCAAGGCAACGAGCAGCAGCGCCGCCCCGGCGATGGCTGCCAGCAGGTGAGCCGCTCGCTTAGGATAGAGACCACACAGCCCGGCAAAGGCGATCACAGCCGAGACCAGTAGATTTTCGGTCAAAACAGCCTTCCCAATTCATTTGCCCATGATATCGGGTCCTTGGAGCGTTTCCGACGATTACATGATCCGCACGAGCCAACCACGTTGGCCGCTGAATGCTCGCCGCCTCTTACCAGCGGTACCACGTGATCTATCTGCGCGCCATTCTTGATGGAGACGTCGCACCAATGGCAGCGGAACCTTTGCCGCTGTAAGATTGTAGCGAACTCTGTCGCAGTTAGAGTCCCGGCGGCGGCCCGCTTCCTCGCCCTATATTCAGCGTTGGCAAACCGAATAACATCAGGATTATTCTTTCTGTATAAACGCATGGTTTCATAATACTTTGCGCGGTTCTTTTCCCAATGTGCCCTCACAGATGCCCTGACTTTCTCAGGGTTCTTCTCAAACTGCTTTGCATGCTGCCGGCGTGAGTTCTCCTTAGCTCTATCCGGATGCCGCTTGATGTATGCAAGACTTGCGGCTTTAACTTTATCCGGATTGGCCGCCTGCCATGTGGAGACGCTCGCCTTCTCGCACGCTTCACACCGGCTATTCGAGACGCGGCGGCGGACGACATGGCCTCGCTTGCATGGCGCGCCGGTGAAGTACCATGCCAGTCCTTGGGCCGCTGCTTCTGCTCGAAGAACAATCGTCTGAGCACGAGTAGCCAGACGGCCGCGAGATGGAGCAAGAATGATAAGGATGCGCATGGTCAGTGAACCGTTGCCAGGATCAGGTCGCTCAGGCGTGACTGGGCTGGAAGCGCTGCTACAGAACCAGCGGCAATGACAGGACTAATCGGGGTCAAATCGGTCGAATCGGCCGCCCGGCAAAGAAAGCGATCTTGCCTTGACCTGCCGTTCTTTCTCTATCCCAGCAAACCGATCTCGCTCCACCCACGCCAGGCGCTCCTCCTCCGAAAGCCGGGACACCTGGCGCGGTTTGATGCCGAGTATCTCCCTGACGAAGGATCGCACGAACCGGAATGCCAGATAGATGGCCAAGAACAAGAGGAGGCCGTGTACCAAAATGTGCAGCATAATGTCAGATCCAATGTTGGGCGCGGGCGATCACGCCGAGTAATAGGACAAAGCCGGCCGCCAACGCGGCAAACTGGCCGATATGCAGCTTCACCAGGAACTTGAAATCGTCGGTCCGGCGGTTTTCAAATAGATCGAGCTTTGCCTCGATGCGATCGAACCGGGTCTCAATGCGGAGCAGCGTTGCCTCAGTGCCGCGCGCAATTTGCTCCAGCACAGCGACGCGGGAAGGCAGGTCGTCCATGGTCACGGCCTCCCCAGGATGGCGGCGAGGCGTAGGCGGTCGGCGGGGGTCATGGTCAGTGCTTCAGGATGAGCGTGAGCAGGCCGACGATGGCGCCGAGCGTCGCGGCACCCGAGAGAAAGCCACCGAGCACGATCTTCCAAGGTTCGTAGTCGGCCAGCCGGCGCTTGTAGGTTGTATCTGCCTTCAGGTTCTCGATCTGTGTTCGCATAAGCTCGATCCTTAGCTGGCGTTCTTCGTCATCACTCATGGGTGGATAGCGGCGAGGCGTAGGCGGTCGGTGGGGGTCACAGCTTCCCCTCGATCGTTGTGAGACGCGCAGCGACGGCAGAGAGCATCTCCTCAATGCCCCTAAGCCGTGGCAGCAACCCAGCCTCGAGCGCATCGACGACCAGCTTAGGAACGCGGAAGCTGAACTCTCGCGCAACGTCGGTCTTCATGCCGAGATTCTTTACTTCACCTTCCGTCACCGTCATCCGGTTAAGAATGCGTTCCATCTTGTCGTTGATCTCAGCCATCCGACTGTCCCAGTACTTGGTCTCATCCTCGGTCATGGCTGTATCAGTCCCTTGGCTAGAAGATGCTTCATGTAGGCCGTGCGATACCATTGCACTGCGTTGAAGATGATCCGGCGCTCGATCCTGCCCGGCTCCCATCTACCGAAGCCGCCCTTGACCTCCAGGGTGAGCGCGATGGCGCCTGTGATGCTGCCGACCTTTGGATGCTCCAAGCCGTAGCCGCTGTTCTGCCATTGCTCCGGATGCTGATAGATCAGCGCGGCTACCTGGCGAGCTTCGGGGTAAAGCGGTGAGTCGATAAATCGCAGCACCACGACCGCGATCGAGTCGCCGCACACCGCGTTAATGAAGCCTCCGAACAACACCGCGCAGAACCCCAGCCATAGGATTGCGAAGATCGCGAAGCCGCTCATGTGAACCCCACAGGAGTCGCGTCCGCCGCCTCCCAGTGTGTGCCCTCGCGTCCGCATGATCCGTCGTGGGCGAGGAACATGCGGGCGTCTTCGCACGTCAGGGGGCGGTCCTCACTCATCTCGCCCGTGACCGAATCGATCTCGCCTTTCAGGACCGACGATGGGTGACCGCATATCGGCCGGCGCGGATTCGGTGGGCGTAGCCACTTGCAGTCCTTGCAGAGCTTCATGACGGCATACTCACGCCTGCCCCGTAAACCCGTACCGGAAAGGGTTTTTGCTGGCCCTCCTTCAGCTTCGCGTCGAGCGCGAGGAGCAGCGCCAGCGCCTTGGGAAGTTCCCGCTCCAGCTTTGCCAGCGTCTTGCGTGCCTTGGCTGCGAAGTCAGTTTCCATACCGTTGGTCTTCTCAGACTGCGGCACGTGCGACAGCAGAAAGCTGATCTGCTCAAAGAAGGTATCTGCATCGGGCCAGCGGCCGAAGTTCAGGAACCCTACATGATCAGCCACGCCGGAGGTATTCGCCTCCGCATTCCTTAGGTCAGTGACCCGCTTTGGATGGAGCGGTGTGCGGCCGTACTTCGCAAGATGGGCGTCATATTCTGGTGTGCCGTGAGGGGGTAATTCGAGCTCCTCTGGCGTCGGCCAATTCGGATGGCTGTAGGGACGCAGGATAATTGGCGCTGCGGGGGGTTTCTTTGTCTTGGGTGCTGGCTGGCGGCGCTGACTGGATGGGAAAGCGTTGATGATCTTGCGGCCCTCGTGCCTTACGTCGGATTCCGTCCATTTCTGTTGCGAACTCCGTGGCGTAGCGCGGGTGGCAGCGGCGCCTACGGCGGCGGTAACCTTTCCAGCATCAACCATCGCGACAATATGTGGTTCTGCGGAACGCAAAACGCAGCGTGCGAAATCAATCGTTGAGACAGCAAGCCCGCTTTGTTCGGCAAGTTGCTTCGTGGTGTGGGTTACTTTGTCAAAGTGACCCACTCTTCTTGACTCATACTGATTGGAGCCGTTCTGAAGATTTGCCAATCTGGCAACCGCCATCGCCAACTGTGACTTGTCCAAATGCCGGCGATGCTTATTCTTCGACAGTACAAAGCCAATCGGGTCATCTCCATCGTAAACGATAGAGTGTGGCACGGCGCCCGCAAGCTCGCAGGCATCCCAGCGGCAGCGCCCGTCAAGCAGCAAGCCATTGGGCGTCAATGTGACCGGCTCGATCAGGCCACGCTTGCGAATGTCCTCTGCGAGTTCGTCGAGATCGTGTTGTGGCAGTGCGGGGAATGCCGCACATGCCGGATGCAGTTCGGGCCGCATGATACTTCTCCAGGAAGGAGGGCGCCAGGTTATCCCGGCGCCCTTTTGCGTTACTCTGCAGCTTCCGCCATTGGCAGAGAGCCGATCTGCGGGAACTTCTCGTTGTCGCGTACGTACAATCCGCGCTGACCAACCTTTTTGCCGGCAAGGTGCATGTTGAAGGCTTTGATCAGCAGGGCGAGTCTGCGCTCCTTCGGCATGTCCTCATCGTCAATGTTGGCCTCGCGCAGTCGCTCACGGAATGCGAGGATCGGACTATCGCCGGAGAGGTTGGCCCCGGTCCCTACCGAAATCAGGAACGGATGTATCACACCCATTCCATGCGCCTCAGCGGCCTTCCAAAGGAACAGCGAAGCAACCGCCTTGTCGGCAATCACATTCGCAGCCTTGTTGAAGGTGCTGACCAGCGTATGCGCGGCCTCCCCCAGACCCGGGTTCTTTTCCGCATAGTCGAGTACCTCTGGGATAGTAAGCTCCTGGACCCGAGGCTGCTTTACCATGACGGTCAACGCTCCGGCATCGAAGCGTGATGCCAGCTTGATGGTCTGCGCGATCGTTGCTGACAGTCCATTGCTGCCGGATGTGTAGAGCGCGTCGGAGGCAGACCGCGGCTTGCCATCATCGATATAGGCGAACATCTGCTTGATGACCGGCACGTCGGCGACAATAAATGACTTGAAAGTCACCTTGCCGAGGTAGGCTGCCCATGCACGATGCTGGCCGTCGTCGAGATCGCCGGCCTGATTGACCAAGAACCCCTGGCCGGTTGGCATCCAATGACCACTCTTCATGGCGCGGAAGTACTTTTTCACCGTGGCCAATGAGAGCTTCCGGTTGGCCTTGTTGCGCCGCAACAGGTCTTCAGCAACCTGTGGTGTGACATCGTGCCAACCGGAGTTAAGCGCGAAAGGACCGGCCGGATACGCGGTCTTTGACCACTCAGCGAAGCGATCGCGGATTTCCTGGAAGGCGGCCGGACTGGCGGTCTCCAGGTCGATTTCGAAGGCTGGCTTCCAGCCCTCTCCTGTAGTGTAAGCAGACATAAACAAACTCCTTGAGGTGTGCTTGATAGCGATATTGCCGAAGCACACCCGTGATATAAGGTCACGGATGGCCAGGAGTCAAGTGAATGCGAAGGACGGGAATTACGGGTTGGAGAATCAACGCAGGGTGGTGCAACTATGTCACCATGCCGAAGGATAAAGCGCTACGCGAGGCAATCAGCCGTGCCGGTGGGGTCTCCGCCCTGGCTCGGGAGCTAGGGATCGACCATGCGGCTATCAGTCGCTGGGAACGTGCTCCACCAGTGCGTGTTCTGGAGATTGAGCGGATTACCGGCGTCAGCCGCTACCGGCTGCGACCTGACGTGTATGGGCCGGAGCCGCGCTAGCGCCTCGGTGCGGATTTATTCAGCCGGCAGCCGAGATGCCTTTGCCGCGTCTCCGATCAACGTCCAGCGGGCGACGGCCTCGCCAATCTGGCGGTCTGCCTCCTTATCCGTTTCGCTCAACTGGTCGTAGGGCACGAGCCAGGATGGCTTAGGGTCAGGCTGCGTCCTGGCCCACCGCACCCACGCCTCACGCACGAACCGCCCGAGCTGATCGCGGTCAAATGGCAGCGGTCTGGCGCCGTCTTGGCAGCTCATAACCCTTTGGAACTCCCCAATTTGATCGATAAGTCGTGCCGATTATGGTGCCTTAGCCCTCGTGGATGAGTTTCATGATCTCGCGCAGAACGCCCAGGTAGCCATCCCGCATCGCACGGCCATGCTTATCGTCCCCGAGCGCATCTTCGACCTGTAGGCTGAGCGCAAAGGAACCGATGGCGACGCGGACGGTCATGGCCTGCGCGACCGTCAGCTTGGCCTCGTTGATCGTGATCTCCGGTTCGTTCCACGGCTCGCCACTCATAACCGCCTGAAACTCCTCAATGGATCGATAAGTCGCGCTATCGTCGCTGCAATGCTTTCAGGGCGATTTCGAGGCACCGACTAGCCGCCTCCCGATCGCCCCTGACAATAGCGAGCATCGCAGCCTGGACAGCAATGAATGCGTCATTGGCGGCCTGCGGTAACGTGCTGACTTCGCTCATCTATGGTGCCTGCTCTGGCGCCTGCCGCCAGCGCTGCTTTTTCTCCTCCCACTCGGCCAGCAGGGCGCGGGCTCGGATCACGGCTGCCCTGCCGTCAGCCACGCTTCGCTCGCTGCATGCTGCGCCAGGATCGTGCTGCTCTAGCAGGTCGCTGCACTCACGCAGCGCGGCCGCCAGGCGGGAGATGAGCGTCTGACATCCTCTCGGCCCTTCAGGGCCGAGGTTCCTTGGGCGGCGGCTCATGCTGCCAACTCCAGGATGGTTCCTGCTTCAACGGGCCGCTTAGTGCGGTGCCCCTCCACAGGCTTCAA